GGGTCTTTCGGCTTGTCTGCCGGAGGGGCGGCCGGTTTGGTGATCGGCTGCGGGAGTTTGTCGGCTTCCGGGTCGTCGGAACGGTCGAGATCGAGCGTCTCGCGAACATCGTTCTGCGACATCCAGCCCTTGCCGCCGCCGGAGCCGAGCGCCTTGGCGAAATATTCGCCCTGATCCTTCGTGGCACCTCGCATGAGCGCGTCCGGATTGAGCTTGGTGTAGTAGCCGGCCCGACGTTCTTCCTCGCTCAGCAGATTGATGTCAGCCGACTGTTCGATGCGCTGGTACCAGGGCATGAGCGTGTGGGTGACGTGGACGAGGAAGATTGATTCCGTCGCCGCACGCGCCGCCATGTCCGCCGGGTGGCCCACCATCAACGGCATGACGCGAAACCGGCGGCAGATGCTTTCCACTTGATGGCGCCGCGTTTCGATCAGCTGCTGATCGACGCCAGTCATCGCCGTTGGCGCGTACTTGCCTTCCCTATCAATGATAAGCGGCATGTGGGAGCGGTCGCCGCCGATCTGGTGGCGTTCGATCCACTTCGACAGAAGCTCGAATTGATCCTTGTCCAGCTTGTCCTTGACCGAAAGGATCCCGGATATGTTGGCGCCGTTCTTCTGGAGCTCGGACTGGCCCTGCTCCAGCGAAGCCGCCAGGCCGATGGCGTTACGCGCCATCTTCACGGCGTCGAGCCCGGCCCATGCATTCCACGACGGGCCTCGAAGATGCCAGATCGCGTCCCGACCGAATACCTTGCTCTCGCCGTTGTCGGCGGTGATCGTGTATTCGAGCGAATAGTCAGCCTTTTGCTTCACCGACACCCGCCGAGGCTCAAGGATGATCAGTTCTCGAACTTTCCGCTCGCGGCCCACGCGGTTTACGAAGACATAGGCGTTGCCGGCCACGAGAAGGTGCAGCATCAAGGTCTCTCGGAACTCGAAACTGGTCTGTCCCCAGGCATTCGGTGACCGATACAAGAGATCGTCCAGCGGATGCTCGGCGGCTACCGAGCGGCGACCTCCTATCTTCTGATAGAGATGCCACGGAACCTGCGAACACCCTTCCGAGAGCACCCTCATGCAGGCGTAGGCGGTATCATCCTCAAGTGTCGTTTCGAGGTTCACGATCTTGCCGGCGTGGCTTTCCCGGCCGCCGCCGTATACCTCGCGGAACAGATCAAGAGACGACGTTACGTCGACCTTGGCCTCAAGGCCGAACATGCGTTTCCAGAAGCCCATAAGCAGTTTTCCCTATGCGACTTCCCAGAAAGACGGTCCGTTGTCGGTCTCGTAGGTCCCGGCAACGCTCATCGCCATGGCAAGCGCGACCATGCCGTCAATCCGGCCATGAGACTTGATCTTCGACAGTTTACGGTTGCCGGCCGGATCGGTTTGCACAGTCGCGTTGGCCGCGCACATGGTCAGGACGGGGTGCATTCCGTGCGCGATCTTCTGGTTAAGCAGGGATGATTCCAGATCCCGCAGCGCAGGGCTCATCGTCTGAAACCCCTGCCTCATCTGTTCGAAAACCGCGTAATCGCCTTCAAGCTGAGCCTCATCGAAACCGGCTTTGAGCAACCAAGGCTTCAGGTGACGCCAGTTCCAAGCATCGAAGGCGATCTTCCTGATATCGAGCCGGTCACATAGCCCTCGAACATGTTCCGCCACATACTCATAATCGACCGTCTTGACCGGCGCGGCCATCAAGTAGCCTTCGCGGTGCCAGAGATCGTAAGGAACGCGATCGATTCGCGCCTTATCCGCCAGATTTGCCCCCGGCAGCCAGAACGTCGGCTTGACGTGCCAAACGCCATCAACCGGGGCAACGAGCACCAGAGCCGTCAAATCGGCGGTTTCCGACAGGTCGAGGCCTCCATAGACCGGCAGACCGTCGAAACTGTTGATTACGTCAGCACCACAACTCTTCCAGACCGATTGCGACACGAAAGGTGCATTCATATCGACGCGCTGGTTCAGGATCAGGTTTCGGTACTCGGGTTCCCGGCTCGACATGCGGCGGGCGTCTTCTGCCATAGCCTGCGTCTCAACCGGGTTCTGAAAGTCGCCAAAGGCAGGATTTGCCGCCTTCATCGCTTCGATCGAGAACGGATCAAGCTGATCCTCAGCCGTATAGAGGCTGACAATGGTTCGCGGGTCGGCTCCCTTGCCGGCATCATCGATCAGCACGGAAAGCAAATCGGCATCGGTTGGCGCCTGTGTTGAAATCACAATCGACAACGGATCATCCTGCGCGCCGGTCGCCGTCTCCAGCGCCTCGTAGAGCTCGGAGCGAGGACCCTTCACCTGGCCAAGTTCGTCGTGGACGATGAATACCGGCGACAAGCCGTAAGCTGTTGACGCATCTGCCGACAAGGCCCGGTAAAGGGTACCGAGTTCCGGGCAATACAACTGCTTTCCGCTGTCTCGAATACCGACGAACCCGCCGCGGTTAATGTCCAAGCCGGGGTTCATCCGTACCATTTTGGCCGCAAGCGCGAAAAGCACCGCCGCTTGCTCTCTCGACTGAGCCGCGCTGTAAAGCTGGCTGTTCGGTCGTGCCTCCGGTCCGCATAGATGCAGCAGGAGCAGAAACGCAGCGAGCGCCGTTTTACCGTTCTTACGCCCGAAGCTGAGGATCGCACGGCGTGTCCCGGCCGGATTGTCGTAAATTTTCCTGATCTCGTCCTTCTGCCACTTCCGCAGCCGCACGGGCTTACCAACGTCCCGACCCTCCGGGATCTTCAGCCATTTTTCGATCCAAGCGATGTTGCGCCCGCCGCGCGTCACGCCTCCCAAGGCTTGTCCACCTGTTTCGGCTTACGAGCCTGCTCAGCCCGTACCGTCGCCTGCTGCGAGATGCGCATACGGGTCGCGAGCGAAGAAATTGCTCGCCCTTCCCGTTCCTGCATCTTCAAAAGGCGATCATATGCTTCCACATCTAAGGCCTTCTGCTTCTCGGCCTTGGAGATAAGCTGCGCCACCCGGCGGGCGGCGACCACATGCCGACAATATTGCGCGAGCATCCCGTGCGTCTCGCGCGGAAACCAGTCGGCGGGCATCCGGTTGACGACCGCCAACCATTCTTCCGTCTGCTCATCCGTCAGATCGTACGGCGCGTCCGGCCTCGCGACCGTCCCGACTGGAGAAGCCGTAACGATTTCCAAGGATGCAGCCGACTTGCGGCCACGAGTTGCCATTGTTCAGTTTCCCTTGACGAAAACCCGTGGCTGAAAAACTTTTTTTCTACAGGTTTAGCAAAAGTCGTGCCCCGGACGGTCGGGCTCCCCAAGCGTCCTGGAGATTCGATGCCCCCTAGCCCCTTGACCACGGGTGGTTCGGATCAAGCGGCGTTCCGTCTACTGTCGCGCCCTTGATGATGAGCTTGCCGCCCTGCCTACGCTTGCCCGAGGCGAGTTCCTTCACCTGTGCGTCGTGGTTGCCGCACAAGGTGCGGGTGTTGCTCAGCACGTCGAGGGCGGTCGGATGGTCCACGTTCGGCCGGCGCTTGATGTGGTCGCAGGTGAGGCGATACGTCGGCGTCTGGCATCCGGGCACAGTGCAGCGCCACCCATCCCGCTCGTGGCAGGATTGCTTTAGCGAGCGCCAGTGCGGCGTCTGGTAGTAAGCGTTACGGGCCATATTTCTGGACAGATACGACTTTTCCGACATAAACTTGTTACGGATGCGACCATACCCACGACAAATGAGGGGGATAAATGGATGGGAGTCGGCGCAACATCAGTAGGGAGGACGTTGTTTCGTTCTCCGCACGGCACGAAATACCTACCCGTATCGCTAAGGCCATTCTCCGAATACACGGCCCATCGGCCGCCCAGTGTGACGCGGCTGCGATAGCGTACCGAAAGCGTGTCGAAGGCCAGGTCGCTGGTCCCTTGAAACCCGCGCCGGAAAACGAGCGCCAAAGCTTTCACCACGGTCCGCTCAGGCCCAACTTATAGCGAGATGGCGCGCAAGGAGCCTTCGCTGTCGGCATAAGGACACCCTCAGCGCCGGTGCGGTGACCGGCGTGGTGCGCAAGCTCCCCGTCGCCTCTATCCGATGGACTGATCGCTTGCAGGGCATGATGGCTTTCGCGATGAATTTGACATTCCGAGCGCTTTGGCCGAGACATAGCCCATGCAACAGCTATCGGTGTTTTTTGCGGGCTGCCTACTAATAGGCTGACAGCCTGGCGTCACTACCTGAGAGAGCAAGAGCGGCGCCAGGATAGGACACCCATCTTCTTCCCATCTACTGCGTGTCGGTGCGAGGCATCGGATGCGGCTGCCGCACGCCCGTTGAGGATCCCGTTGATGACCTTCAAATACAGCTATACATTCCCGATCTCGGGGCCAAACAAACTGCCGCGCTTCAAGAAGTGGGCAGCGCAGCACGCACCGGAGATCGCGGTCAGCCTTCCGCCTCAGGTGCCGGTCAAAAGCAGCGCGATGACTATTCGGCTCAAGTCTGCTGAAGACCGGCACACGCTAATTGCGCGAATGTCAAAAGCAACACTGTAGCGAGAAAAGGCGATGTCCCCGTGTTCTTCGTGCGGATGCACCCTGCCAGCCAATACGCGCTGCCATAGTTGCCGCAAACCTCATCCCGTAACGGACTCTTCGCCGGAGCATCTGTTTTCTCCACCCACTGCACCAAGGAGAACCCAGCAACTCCGGAATTAGGAAACGCTCCTGTCCTGCAGGTGAAAGGGGTCGCGAGTAGGCAAAACCAAGGAGATAGAAAAATGACCAACAATGGTAATTGGGCGGCTATTCGCTCTCGCCTTATGAACAAGATCAGCCAGGAAAAGGCGTTCCTTTCGAGCCTTGATAGAGGCCGGATGCGTGTACAGCACAGGCAACCCGGCCAGCCTCAATGGAAAGACTATACGATCATCGAGGCGCAGAGAGCATCCCAGATGATTGCCG